AAATTGGATTCACATATTCTTGTGATCTAATCTCACAATCACTCATTACATTATACATTCGTTTAGGTAGAGACTAATGGACTACAAAACTGCAGGCGTTGACATTCAAAAGGGTAGATCCTTTGTAGAATACCTTAAGGTGATGGCACCTAGTATTGGTGGGTTCAATGGAATGATGGAGATCCCATCAGGATATGAGAAACCTGTGCTGGTATCTGGTGCTGATGGTGTTGGAACTAAAATTAATATCTGTAGGATTGCTAATGATTACACCACTATTGGTCAGGATCTCGTTGCTATGTGCGTCAATGACGTTATATGTTCTGGTGCTAAACCATTATATTTTCTAGACTATATCTCTACTAAATCACTTGATGCCAACGTGAGTGATATTGTATATGGAGTTGTTACTGGGTGTGGACTGGCTGGAATGGAATTACTGGGTGGAGAAACGGCAGAGCATTTTAGAGCAACTGACTATGACCTTGCTGGTTTCTGTACTGGTATTGTAGAGAAGAATGAGATTGTTGATGGTCAGAATATTAGAGCAGGTGATGTAGTCATCGGTATTGAGAGTAGTGGTCTTCATAGCAATGGATACACACTAGTCAACGATATGCTGTGGAGAAATTACATCTTCTATAAAGAGATGCCTGAGCTGCTAACACCAACCACCATCTATGCCCCTCTAATCCAGCACCTGTTAGATGAGGTTCCTATCCTAGGCATGGCACATATCACTGGCGGAGGACTGCCTGAGAACCTCCCACGATGCCTTCCAACAGGTCTTAGGGTTGATGTGAACTATGACGCTTGGGAGAGACCAGAACTCTTTAATAAGATCCAACAGGCAGGAGACATTGCCGAGGATGAGATGAGAAATGTATTCAATCTTGGTATTGGATTCTGTTTAGTTGTGCCACCAGACGTAGCAGCATTGACTCAGGCTCTCATTGCTGATACACCATTTGGTATGAAATCTTGGGTCATTGGAGAAGTTAAATGCTAACTATCACTAACTATTTCACCGCTTTTTGGACTGTTGTGGTGATGAATTGTGTCCATCCAGTTAATTGGCAATCATGCCTTCCAGTTCATGAATGGCTGATTCCAGATGTAGGTCAGGGATTGCAAATATATTTTGATAAAAACTTGAATTTTTTATATCGAAATGAGCGAGATTACCTAGATAGTATAGTCAAGTAAAACAGATGAAAAGTTTTATTCGGTTCAGTATTCTAGCAATAATTGCTTCAATGATTTTTTTCATACCCAAGGCAGCATATGCAGTGGATGTGCAAATGGGATCTAATGGAAACCTAGTTTTTGATCCTTCAGAAGTCACCATTCAAGCTGGTGAATCTGTGCATTTTATAAACAATATGCTTCCTCCTCATAATGTGATCGTAGAAGGTCGTCCTGATCTTGGTCATGAATCCCTGGCAATGTTACCAGGTGATGACTTTGAGATTGCATTCACTCAGGAAGGTGACTATACTTATTGGTGTGCTCCTCACAAAGGTGCTGGCATGATTGGAACGGTACATGTAGAATGAGTGCATTATTTGTCTTTGGATTTATTGTATTACTAACATATGGAATGCATATAACATGGCCACTGCCATATAAAGGAGGAAGAACAAAATGAAAGTTGGAATGATTGGTTTAGGTCGTACTGGTGAGGGCATGTCTCGCCGTATGATTGAAAAAGGAATCGAAGTCTGGGGCTACAGTAGTACCAACTATGAAAGTGCCTGTGGACAATATGAAGCAGGATATATTAGTGGGTGTGTAACTTCACTAGAGTATCTTGTTCGAGCAGTTAAATCTGATGGCCTTAGGCATACTAGTGCAGGAAAAGTTCCTGGTATCTTTCAGATGACATGTCCAGAGCAAAAAGCAGAAGACACACTTGATGAGTTGTTACCTTTACTTGAGGAGGGTGATATTATCATCGACCATAGTACCACTGACATAAGAAAATGTCAGGAACTGGAACTGTACTGTTCTAAGTTAGGTATCTTATATGTTTTTTCTGGTGTATATGGAGCACATGTTGCTATTGATGCTTGTGCGAAAATCTTTCAGTCTCTATCTCCTGGTAATGTGATCTAATGCCACACGAATTCGATCCATGTGAAGCACCTACAGAAGGTGAAGTTGACAAGTGGGGGTTCACTATTAAACCCACCATCAGTGATGATGAATTGATTCTTCGATGTTTAAAGAATGCTCCATGTGGATCTGATAGAAAACAGGCAATGAATTTAATTAAAATCTACGAGGAAAAAATTCAATGACTTTAGCTCATGTCTTACTTTTCGGATCACTACCCTTTATATGTGCCACCGCATATTTCGGGTACAGAAAGGGTGAAAATAACTATTATGAAACCGACGCCTACTCAGGTAATGGAACAGCGCATTAGAATGCGATATGCGTTTGCCATGTCTTCCTTTGGCAGAATGTTTACCCCAGGTAAGATATCATTTGATATGAGAGAACTATGTAATAAATGGTCTCAAATTGAAGAACAACCACCCCGTGGTGATTTGTATGAAGTTGATCGTTATTTTTTAGAACTTTGGAAAAATAGAGAACAATGAACTTAAGCCACGTAGCATTACTTCTAATCCCAATAATGTTTGGACTTGTCATATTTTTTGTAGCAGTTCTTACAGATCAATGATGTTACAATTTGCTAGATTTTGTGGTGTTGTACTAAACAACCCATATGGATTAGGATTACTCTCATCTATTTTAGTATTTGTTCCCATCTTAGGAATGTGGGCTGTCCACAAATATGATTGGCAACATTGGGAACCTTTTGTAAAAAAACACCCATAGATAATATGAACCTCCTTCTCCGATCACATCAAAACGTAAATGATCCAGTTTGGAGTGTTATTTTTAGTATTATCATTCTCTTAATTGGAGTCGGTTATTATGTCTATACAATTTTAAATTACGATGATGGAAAAAACGATGCCCAGGAATCAAATCACGAAAATTGATATGCTCGCAAGAGTATACAAAGTCAAAACCTCTCTTTACGATGGAAAACAAAGTGATAAGTCAGCTGAATGGCATGATGGTGCTCATAAGGCTTTAAATGATGTGCTTAACATCCTTGACGAATTCAGAACCTAATGCTAAAGTCATTGACATGAAATATACTCATAATTATATGAAGATCTTCCTAGATACTGCTGATACTAATATCATCAACGAATACTTTAAAACTGGTTTGGTGGATGGTGTGACTACCAATCCAACATTGATCATGAAAAGTGGTCGAGATCCAGAAGATGTGTATCAAGAAATTAAAGATCTTGGTGTTCGTGACATCAGCATGGAAGTGGTTGGTGATGAAGGTGAAATGTATCGTGAAGGCAAGCGTCTTTATGAAAAATTTGGTGATGTATGCACTGTAAAAGTTCCTTGCACTCGTGAAGGACTAGCAGTTTGTAAATCACTCTCCGATCAGAACATCAAAGTCAATGTCACATTGATCTTCAGTGCCGCTCAGGCAGTCTTAGCAGCAAAGGCTGGCGCAACATATGTCTCACCCTTCGTGGGACGCCTAGACGACCAATCTGTGGCAGGTCTAGAGGTTGTTCGTTCTATCGCTGAACTCTATCGTATTCATGGAGTGAGAACTCAGGTTCTTGCTGCTTCTATCCGAAGTGTGCAACGTGCTGTTCGTTCGTGGTACAATGGAGCTGACATCTGTACCATGCCACCAAAGGTATTTGATCAGATGTATGATCACATTCTGACTGATAAAGGTCTAGAGATCTTTGACAATGATTGGAAAGCAGTTCAAAACCAAAATTGACTTTTTAATTCCATATATCGGGGATAAAATTTCCCAGGCTTTTTTCGTTCCATAGGATTTTATAAAAATGGCAAAAGGATTTGATGTAGATGGTGTAGAGGTTGAGATTCCGGTTCAGGATATGAGTCGGCTTATCAAAAGATATAAGAAATTGAAAAAGTATGAGAAGTCAACTCTACATACCATTCAAAAACTGAATGGTGATAGAACTATCATTGACGAATTGACTGAAGAATCCGAGAATTTTGAATAACTTGACTAAATACGGTATGGGGTCTATAATAGACCTGTCGTTCATCCGAGAGATCGGACGCAAGTAAGTCGCGGAACGGAGCGTTCATCCCATGAATTACATTCTAACTTTATTACTTCTATCTACTCCATTATATGCTCGTGAGTATACTATGCCTTGCCAACATGTAAAGGAAGTTGCAGAAGTTGTATTGGAGGATCCATACCTTTCTGAAAGGGACAAAAAGATTATTCTTAGAAACCTTTTAGGTAGTCATGGTATGGGTTGTCTTTCAAGGGACGCAAACGACTAAAGGAACGGGCCTAAAAATCCAACTACTTTAGGAGTTCAACATGAACACACTTAATCTAATCAAAAAGCAGATTCAAAAAGCATCTGCACTTCACGACGCACAGATTACCCACACTTCATATCGTGGTGTTGAGTATTCTACTCGTTGTGTAACATCAAAAGATACTCATGGTACATTCTGCTACCGTGGTCGTCTTTACACCAAGTGATTCACGTAACTTAATGGACAGCGGGGTTGAGGCCCCGCTTTTTTTATGGTATGATACGTGGGAACGTCAGACACACCATGGACCAAGTTCAAATTTGGAAAGAGAGGTATGATGCTCTCACCCGATGGGTCAAGGAGAATATGCCAGAGAACGATCCTAAACTCTGCAAATGTACACCTGGAGCACTAGAATCAGTGCATCTTGGGAGGATTAAATACTTAGAAGCACAGATAGAAAAATACGAACAAGAAATTTCAATTCTCAAAATGTACCTAGAGGCCCGTGGTTATGACAACTGATCAACTTCGTGACATCCTGATCTCAGATGTTGAAGATTTTTACTGCACAAGATCAACTTATCTTATGGATTATGATCTAAAGGAACTTGACTGTCTCTTTGAGGAATTCGTTGTAGATGGTGAAGAACCTGATGAATGGTTGTTTATGAATGATATGACAAATGTCTCATAAATTCAAAGTAGGGATGTGGGCTCGTTACCGCAAAAACACGGGTGTCATTGATTTTATAGATACTGCGTACATTAGAATCAAACTACCAGCAGCGCCAGATAGAGGTAATCCACTTCTTTTGGTTTTTCCTATCCACTGGAAGGAAGTTGAAATTTTAGATGAAATTAAAAGATGACCTTTATTGTTTATTCAAAAGAAAACTGTCCACATTGCTCAAAACTCAAGCAAGTTATGGACTTGACAGAACAAAAGCATGTGGTCTATACTCTTGGCACAGATTTCACTCCAGAGGAATTTTATGAAAAATTTGGTGAGGGTAAAACCTTTCCGCAAGTAGTTATTGATGGCCAAACTATTGGAGGCTGCAGTGAAACACTCAAATACTTCCGAGAGCAGAGGATCCTCTGATTTACCACTAAATAGAGGCGTAGAACTAATCCTCAACGGAGTCAAAAACCCAAAGCAATTACTTGATCTGAACCTTAACCAAAGATTTAGATTGTTCAAAAGAGAAATTTCAATTAGTTTTGCATTTTCTTTTGACATAAAAAACCATAAAGTCTAAGAGAGGAATCATGTTAGCAGTCTCACTTGTTTTAGGAACGTTCATCTTAATAGGTGCCTTTCTCACAGGATTTATTTTTGGATGGATTATCAGAGAAAATGTTATATCATTTAATATTCCTCAAGGTCTACATCCAGAAATGTATGACGAACAAGGTGGCATTCTTCCAGATCAATTAATTGCATTTCGATTTGAAAATGGATTTGAAGACGAAGAAGAAGAAATCGACTAAAAATGGAGTTTAATTATGGCTAAAAAATTACCACCAAACCCGCTACAAACTGAAATTTTGCAAGCTGTATCCAGCGCAAAAACTAAATCAGCAAAAGTAGAACTTCTTAGGGAGTATCGCAATCCTGCTTTAGTTTCTTTGCTCATCTGGAACTTTGATGAATCTATCAAGAGTTCTGTTCCAGAGGGTGATGTACCATATACTCAAAATGATAAACCCATTGGTGATGGTATTTCTCGTCTTGGCAGTAATCAGAGAATGCTCTATAATTTTGTAGAGGGCGGAAATATCGATCTCACTCGTACTAGACGTGAGGCACTTTTTATTGAATTGCTTGAATCTCTCCACAAAGATGAAGCAGAGTTACTGTGTTTAGTAAAGGATAAAAAAATTGGAAGCAAATACAGAGTTACAAGAAACGTTATTGCCGAAGCCTATGAGGACATCCAGTGGGGAAATAGAACCTAATATGTCTTGGACTGATGAAGAAAAGTCTCTAACTAAAAAGAGATATGGATGTACAATTCTACAAACTAATTGTGATCCATCTGCTGCAAACGACAAGACCCTTCCTACAGATGCGTTTTTAGTAGAGTTTCGTGTTGATGGTCAATCATACTATGATATCACCAGGACTCAAAAAGAGACTAAACTTTTTGATATGTACTATGATAAGTTTGGAAAAGAATTTGTAAAATTTTCTTGGACAAAGGGAACTATCAAACCAAAACTTTGGGGTTACAAACCTGTCGAGGAAAAGAAGAAAAAACGCTGAAAATGTGCTAAGATGTATGAGGAACTGAATGACTTTGAGGAAGCCCTCAAACACTTTGGAACAAGAGTTGAGATCATCACTGCCATGGAAATGGCACGTAAATTATCATCTGAAGATGCCTATCAGATGATTAAGGATGAGCTCAAAGAAGTAAAAAAATGTCGTAAACGTTTCAAGAATGAATCATGTTAAACTGATCTCTGTTACTCCTGATGCAGAGAAAAATATTGCGTATTGTGCTCGTGTAAGCAACCCCAACAATCAAGAGAATGAAAAGATCGCTGGTCTTCTCAAATACTGCATCAATCATAAGCATTGGAGTATTTTTGAGCAAGCATATATGACCCTTGAGATCAGTACGACCAGGGGACTTGCGGCTCAAATTTTGCGACATAGGAGTTTCACATTCCAAGAGTTTTCTCAACGGTATGCTGACAGTTCTATGTTAGCAACTAAGATTCCTCTTCCTGATTTACGTCGTCAAGATACTAAGAATCGTCAGAATTCTACTGATGATTTGGATGCGTTCCATAAGCAAGAGTTTGAGATTGCTATTGAGAGGCATTTTGCTTCTGCAATGGATCTATATCAGACTATGCTTGATCATGGTGTGGCAAAGGAATGTGCTCGTTTTGTGCTTCCTTTGGCCGTACCCACAAAAATTTACATGAGTGGCTCAATTCGGTCATGGATTCATTATATCGATCTGAGATCTGCTAATGGTACTCAGAAAGAACATATGGATATTGCCAAAGAATGTATGTGTGTTTTTGCAGGAGAATTTCCTGTAATCTCTGAAGCACTTGGGTGGACAAATCATAGTGAATGAGTCCATTTATCTTAAGAATAATTTTTTCAGTGATGATGAGTGTGATTTTCTAATTTCTTACTTTGAGGATAGAGAATCTTCATCTCATTACTATGAATGTAATCAGACACATACTCTAACGATAATTTCAAGTGATGATCATAATATTGATGATACACTGAGACCATTCTACGATAAAATTCAGAATATAATCACAAAAATAGAAGGACCAAACTTTTATATTAATGTTTCTGAAATTGTAAGATGGTCATCAGGTTCATCAGTGATGAAGCCCCATCTTGATAGAAAAGAAGATCTATTTGGAGTCATCATTTATTTGAATGATGACTTTCTTGGTGGAAAAACTTACTTTAAAAATGGCATCATGATAAGTCCAAAGAAAGGTAGTATTCTTCTTTTTACTGGAAACAAAATTGAGCATGGTGTGACACCAGCAATAAACGGTGATAGACTTACAGTAACTTGTTGGATTAGATCCAAATAACGTCTAAATAATTGAGTTGGGATTTTAATTTATGGCAACATATCCAGTTGTCCACCTTAAAACAGGTGAGACAAAAGAAGTGAAAATGAGCATACATGAATGGGACCAGTGGAGAACAGATAATCCTGATTGGTCAAGAGATTATTCAGATCCTGATACCTGTCCTGGTGTCGGGGAAGTTGGTGAGTGGCGCAACAAATTAGTTGCTAAAAAGCCAGGGTGGAATGAAGTGCTTCATAGAGCATCGAAGATGCCTGGTTCAAACGTCAAAAAAATCTAGTAAACCTCAACCTATGCCTGCAAAAAAGAGAAAGAATTCAGCTCAACAACCAGTTGGTGCTGGTCTCACTGCCAAGCAGATGAAGAGAAAAAAACCAATCAACTCAGACTTGATGGTTGACATTAATCCGCTCACGGATAATCAGAAGAAATTTTTCGATGCCTACAATGAAGGAAAACAACTAGTTGCATATGGATGTGCTGGAACTGGTAAAACGTTCATTGCTCTTTACAATGCACTTGCAGATGTTCTAAACGAAGTTACACCATATGAAAAAGTGTATGTTGTTCGTTCTCTAGTTGCAACCAGAGAGATTGGTTTCTTGCCAGGAGATCATGAAGATAAGTCTTCACTTTACCAGATTCCTTACAAGAATATGGTAAAATATATGTTCGAGATGCCTACAGACACAGATTTTGAAATGCTGTATGGCAATCTCAAAGCTCAGGAAACTGTAAGTTTCTGGAGTACATCTTTTATTCGTGGTACTACTTTTGATAATGCAATTCTCATCATTGACGAATTTCAGAATCTAAACTTTCACGAACTGGACTCTATCATTACTCGCGTTGGTGAAAATAGTAAGATTATCTTCTGTGGCGATGCCACTCAAACTGATCTTACTAAAACTAATGAGAAGAATGGGATCGTTGACTTTATGAGTATTCTCAGAAAGATGCCATCATTTGATCTTGTAGAATTTGGTGTTGACGATATTGTAAGATCTGGTATCGTCAAAGAATATTTACTTGCTAAACTTGACTCTAATTTATAATGTTTCATCATATTGATATTCCCTTTATTAATGAACTAGAAAGAGAAGAAATCGAAGGTGTTAGACACTATGTTGTACCTAACACCCAAGATGTAAAGTTTGTCTCGATTACTTCAGTGCTAAGCTGGATTAACCGAGACAAATTTGCTAAGTGGAGAAAAAAAGTTGGTGACAATGTAGCAAACGAGATTCTCAGAAAATCATCTAGTCGTGGCACTGACATGCACACTTTGACTGAACATTATCTAAAAAATGAATCTCTTCCAAAAGTAAATCCACTTCCAGAGATGTTGTTTAAGGTTGCAAAACCAGCTTTAAACAATATAGACAATATTCATGGTCTTGAAAAGAGACTATATAGTATGAATCTTAAAGTTGCTGGAACAGTAGATTGTATCGCTGAGTATAATGGTGAGTTAGCGATTATCGACTTTAAGACAAGCAAGCAACCAAAACCCAGAAATTGGGTAGATGGATACTTCGTACAATGTGCTGCATATGCTTGCATGTTATACGAGCTTACTGGTATAATAGTGAAGAAGTTTGTAATTATCATGTCATGCGAAAATGGGGAATGCGAAGTTTATGAAGAATACGACAAATCCAAATACATCCATATGTTGGGTGAATATCTACGGAGATACAATGAAAAATGAATTAAAAAAAGAGTTAGAAAAAAAATTCATTACTTCTGAAAAATTCTGCCAAGAAATTGAACAGATTGTTCTTAATCAAAAGATTAATTATATCGATGCAATCGTATTCTTTTGTGAGAAGAATAGTATTGAAGTTGATACAATCTCAAAACTAATTACCAAACCACTAAAAGAAAAATTGAAGTGGGATGCTATTAGACTTAATTTTATGAAGAAAACATCGAAGGCTAAATTGCCTATTTAAAATGGATTGTAATTTTCAAGATTTTATTGGGGTATGGGACAATCTTGTTCCACCCCAACTATGTGATGATATTATTAATCTTGCCGAAAGAATTACTAAACACAATGCACACAATTCAATCACTCATGATGGTGATAGTCAGTTTTCCGTTGAAGGGAAGACTGGTAGATATGATACTCAGATATTTTTGACTGACTATGATTCTGAGTTGTGTGATGAAATCAATGATTATTTGACTACTTGTATAACTGAATATTGTAATGAATACTCAATATTAAAGCAGGTTAATCTAGCCTCATATTTTATCAAATGTCAGATCACACCTCCAGGTGGTGGTTATCATGTCTGGCATTATGAAAGCATGTATTATGAGGAAGTAGCCCGTGAATTAGTATGGACGGTATATCTAAATGATATGCCAGATGGTGAAGCTGAAACAGAATTTCTGTATCAGAAGAGACGTATCAAATCAAAACAGGGAAGAGTATGTATTTTTCCTGCTAGTATGACTCATGTTCACCGTGGAAACACCGTATTTAGTAGCAATAAATACATTTTGACAGGTTGGATCAACAAGGTCAAATAACAAAATGAGCGATTTTATGAATTCAGAGATTGTTCAAGATTCCTTGGACAATATTGAACGCCTCCAATCTGAGGTGTTTAGTGGTGTGTTTAATTACACTGATTTTGATGATGATGACAAAAGAGAACACATTGAAAAAATGGAAGAGTTAATCGAAGCTCAGAAATTAATGTATACTCGTATGTCATTGAGTGATGATCCAGCAGCAATTGAACGCAGAGAGCAAATTGAAAACTTCGTCACAGTCATGGGTTTTGAAGGGACGGATGTCTATGCCGTCTTTAGCGAAATGCATCAATACCTAAAAGAGGCGAAGGAAGAACTTGACACCTGACCCAACCTATCCTATAATCTAAACGTACACAAGCCAAATCCAATGTCCTTTTCCGATCTAAAGAAAAAATCATCCCTTGGTTCACTAACTTCCAAACTCACTAAAGAGATTGAGAAGATGAACAAAACTGGTTCTTCAGGAGACGACCGTCTCTGGAAACCACAACTAGACAAAACAGGTAACGGTTATGCCGTTATTCGTTTCCTTCCTGCTCCCGATGGTGAAGATCTACCATGGGCAAAGTTATACACTCACGCATTCCAAGGTACTGGTGGTTGGTTCATTGAGAACTCTCTTACTACTCTCGGCCAAAAGGATCCAGTATCTGAGCACAACTCACAACTTTGGAATAGTGGACTAGAGTCTGATAAAGATATTGCTCGTAAGCAAAAGCGTAAACTGTCATATTATAGTAACATTTATGTTGTCAAGGATCCCGTCAATCCTGATAACGAAGGTAAAGTATTTCTATTCAAGTTTGGTAAGAAGATCTTTGATAAGATCACTGCTGCAATGCAACCTGAGTTTGAAGATGAAGAGCCAATCAATCCTTTCGACTTCTGGCAAGGTGCCAACTTCAAACTGAAGATCAAGAAGGTCGCAGGATATTGGAACTATGATTCTTCTGAGTTCGCACGTCAAGAACCTCTTCTAGACGATGATGATGCTATGGAAGATCTATGGAAAAAAGAGTATTCATTGACTGCCATTGTTGCTCCTGATCAGTTCAAGACATATGATGAGCTGAGGACTCGTCTAGATTATGTTCTTGGTATCAAAGGCACTCCTAAGTTCCAAGATCAAGAGAGTGTTGAAGAAGAACTACAATTCCGTAGTGAGAATCGTGCAGCAGAACCAGCACCTTCAGTTCCTCAGTCAATGAAAGAAGAACTGACTAGTCTTTCTTCTGACAGTCCTGAGGACGATGATACCCTGAGTTACTTCCAACGACTCGCAGACGGATGATTACTTCAGTCTAATATTATCTGCTTTAATTAGTTTATTATTCACTTTCTGGGAGGATCTGTCGTAAGATAGTTCCTCCCTTAAATCTAGGATGGCTTGAGTGACATAAGATGCTCTCAGCAATTGAATAGATCTTTTATCATTATTCAAACGAATTTCATTTTCGTAATATGTAATTGCTCTTACAGGATTTACTGTTGCATCAACTTGAGTTGGATCATCGATAGTAAAATCAGAATCAACTCTGATTCCTTCTGGATAAATTAATCTACCTTCATCATCTTTCACTTCAGTTGTTTCATAATAAGCAAATCGATTTATATTTTCTTCACCATATTTGTCAACAACATAATTATATAACTGTAGATCAGATAAAGGCCACTCATTATGAATGTTAGTAATATTATTTGAAACTAGAACCAACCAATCTAATTCTGCATTTCCATAAAATTCTTCAGCAACAATATCAGGTCTTTCACCATCACTAATTTCATAATTATCAAACGCTTCTAATACTGAACTTAAATCGTCTCTTAATTTTACTCTTCTGAAAAGATTTTTAATCGTTACATATTGTCTATCAGAACTTCTTCCTGATAGTGGGGACGGATAACTTACGTTTGGTAACTCAGTAAAATACGCCATTAGAATCCAGCTCCTATTAGTCCTTGATCTGTATCATAATCTTGATCATAAACAGGTGACAACTCTTGGAATGTCATTGTCAGAGTGTATACAACTGGTGATCCATCATCATAAGTTGCATATGTACCAGTTCCAGTATAGTTTACACTGCAATTTGTCATTGCCATTGGTTTGAATCTATTTAAGTATGGGTGCTCTCCAGATCCCTTTTTAAAATTAAGATGAAATACATCGGGAGAACAAAGAAAAGCAGAACTACTTGGAGATCTCTTTGGAGACATACTTTTTTTCAAGATCCTAAGAATATACTTAATCTGAGCCGCTTCATTAGCATCTCTTGGTGTTAATTGATATGAAAAACTGAAAGATCTTAAACCAGGTCCACTAAACAACAACTCTAAGTTTGGATTCAAAACTTGACCCGTTGTTCTTGCTAGAGTTTGTCCAAAAGTTACACTACTTCCAAATGATTGAAGAATTTTTGCAGTGAATCCTGCTTGTGCTGCTTTAATTACATCATCACCTAATCCAACACGCTTTGCTCCATCTGCGACCTGTGAACTAAAGTCCTGAAAAGCCTTTTTCCCTCCGTTCATTAATGTAGGAGCAGCTTGCAATACAAGATCCTCTATAACATTCATTGTGGCACCGTTCCATGTAACACCATTTGATGCCGTTATTGATGTTGGAACTGGTAAAATTATATTTGCTTTTGTTTTTCCTACTTGATTACTTAAACCTTGACTGAATAATTTTATTGCTTTACTTTCATTTTGAAACTTGTTATTCGGTTTATATGTACGAATTGACATTGAAAGATAATCCGAATAGTCCTCAAGAACTGTTGTCGGATATCTAAACGGGGCTAGTTTTGACTTTTTGCTTTGAACTGGCATTAGACAGACCCTGTTTTAAATATTTAGTCGATAATTTTGATATGGTATTGATCTTAGATCTGATACTTCTGAAGAGTTCACTAAGTGAATAGAACCTATAACCTCTTCATTAGTATAATTTCTATAACTTCCCCAATGATAATTAATTCCACGGAATCCCCAGTTAAACTTTGCAACAACTGCAACTAGAGGGTTTTGATCATATTTAATAAATGGAGTTTTTGGTTGATAAACAAAGGTGCAGAAGTTTCCAACTTCAACTTCTGTCGAATCAACTGTTTCTGGTAGAACCTCCATAATCTCTATCATCAAATCATCTGGATCTTCAACTCCAGTCAATTTATCTATCAGTGGTTGAATTCTACTGGTAGATACTTTTTTTGTTTGTTTGAGTTTTTTTCTTGGCATTACTTAATACCTAGATCATCTTCAGTAAGAACTTTAAATTGCCACCTACGATCTGCACAGTAATCTGTTGCAGCCTCCCATTTTGCTTGATTCTTGGCGTATTCAGTTACTTCATAGATGTACTTTTTAGTTTTTTTGCTTTGAACTTTTGGTTCTTGGCATTGTCTCTTGGGTTTAATTTCAATGATATATCTCTGAACATTTCCATTCGCTTCAAGAACCTTAATATAAAAGTCTGGAAAGTAACGATGCACTCTCGAATCTAATGGTGATCTATATGGAATGATTATTTCTTCACTACCCCACTCAAGAATGTTTTGGTTAAGGTCACAATAGACCATAAACTTTCTTTCCCAAAGAGACCTATAAATAATGTTAGTTGGATTCCCTCTATACTTTTTTGTATTTGTGGGAATAAATTTACCTTTATACGCCATTTATAAAAACTTCACTATAGGTATTTAGAGTGCCAGGACCAAAAAAAATTTCAGATATCAAAAGTACTTTCAGTGATTTGGCTCAGTCATCTCACTATGAGGTACAATTTCATGATTTCCCATTTGGTATAAAGCAAACCTTTGCTGAGAATGGAGTCCTGAAAAGTTTTTATAATAACACTGCTGGACTGTTATGTTACAATGCTGTTTTACCTGGATCTAGTTTAGCAACAACAACTATTGAAGGTAATTTCACTGGAGTGCAACAACAGTATGCACACACCAAAATATTCAATAACATAAATCTAAGTTTCTATTGTGATAGTCAATATCAAGTTTTGAGATTTTTTGAATCTTGGATGCAACATATTACTGGTGGTAGTAACGTTCCAAATAATAGTGTATCTGCAAATCCAAAGAATCCTGGATACTTTTATAGAATGAGATATCCAAGAGGTAAGAATGGATATAAGTGTGATAGTATGAGAATTTATAAATTTGATAGAAATTATAAGGCAGCAGTTGCATATAGTTTTGTTGGATTATTTCCCGTTTCAATTACATCTACTCCAATAGGATATGAAAGTCAAAACTCTATTCTAAGAATTAGTATTGATTTTAACTATGAAAGACATTACATGACAGCGGCTGCACAAAGTACCAAATCACCATATCCATTTAATTTCAATTCAGAATTCGCAAATCTTGGTGATGCATTTGGTAAAGTAAATGCATATTCATCCGCCACTCAAACAGATCAAGATCAATACAGTTCTAAACTAGCGAAGTATTTCACTTCAAGTAATGGTGAGACTAATGCAATCATTACTCAACAATTTATTGATGGCATCAATTCAATAAAAGGTGCTTGGAATCCTACAACTGGAAAAGGTTCTGATATTATTAACTTTATTAATGATAATCCAGGAGGTGGTGGTAGTGATCTTGGTGGTGCAGGTGCTGGAGCAGTTGCGATTGGTGGTGCTGCAGCTGGGGGTGCTGGTGGTGCCGCTGGTGCGGGTGCTGGTGGAGCTGGATCGGGAAGTGGTACTGGAGGAGCCGGCGCTGGCGGTGGTTCTAACGTTATCCGTGGTTGACGTACTAAATAAAAAAACATAGATTATTCAATACATTATGCCTTTACCAAAGTCTAATACTCCTGTCTATGAACTTGAGTTGCCATCCATTGAGAAAAAAATCAAATATCGTCCATTTTTAGTAAAAGAAGAAAAAGTTCTTATCATGGCTCTAGAGAGTCAAGATATGAAACAGATTACTACTGCAGTGAAAAATGTTCTTGCTGCATGTATTCTTACTAGAGGTATAAAGGTAGAAAATCTTTCTACTTTTGATATTGAATATCTATTCTTAAATGTTCGTGCAAAATCTGTTGGAGAACTTATTGATGTAATTGTCACTTGTCCTGATGACAATCAAACTGAAGTTGAGGTTCAAATTAATATTGATGATATCACTATCACCAATCAGGAAGGTCATGATAGAGACATTCAGTTAGATGATCAACTCACACTAAGAATGAAGTATCCATCACTAAATGAATTTGTAAAAACAAACTTCAATGGTGAAGATATTAACGTCGATCAAGGATTTGATATTATTGCAAACTGTATTGATCAGATTTATTCTGAAGAAGAATCTTGGAATACTTCAGATTGCACTAAAAAAGAATTGGATGAATTTATTGGTAATTTGACATCAGCACAATTCTCTAAAGTTGAAAAGTTTTTTGCATCTATGCCAAAATTGACTCATACTTTAAAGGTCGAAAATCCAAATACTAAGGTAGAAAGTGAAGTTGTTCTCGAAGGGTTAGCATCTTTTTTCGCATAGCCCTGGCTCATACTTCTCTGATGTCTTATTATCAAACTAATTTTGCCTTGGTTCAGCATCATAAATATAGTTTAAGTGAGTTAGAGGATATGATGCCATGGGAAAGAGAAGTGTATGTATCACTTCTCTTAGCATACCTGGAAGAAGAAGAACTAAAGCGTAAGCAAGCAAATGGCATCTAGACTCAACACATCAAAACTATTACCATCACAAAATAGAGTGGTGCGTGAAAGTCTTGTGGAGGTTGAGAAACAGAATAATAAGCAGCAAGTAGAAGTATATACTTTTCTAGGGAAACAATTATCATCTATCAATAGAAACGTTGAGGCTATTGGTAGAAATCTTGGAACTCTCACGAAAGCAATAAGTGGTGAGACAAGAGCAGAATTAGCTCAAGCAAATGCATCCAAGTTAGAACGCTTGCGAGATGCTGAGAAAACTGCTTTTGGAAGATCAGAAAATATTTTAGAGAGCAGACTCACTTCTGCAATAACAAAACCTATTAATGCAATAAAGGGTGTTGTAAGTAAGAAATTATTTGACTTAAAAAAAGCATTACTGTTTCTCTTTGGTGGTTGGTTAACCACTAAATTCCTCAAAATGCTTCAGGCAGATGCAGAGGGAAATACAGATGAATTTGAAAAATTAAAAGGTGAACTTGTCACTGCATTAGCAGCGGCTGGCGCAGCATTTTTAGTATTGAATGGTGGATTGCTTGGTTTAATCACCACTATTGGTGGAATAACTTTAAGAGTTGGAAAATTTTTACTATTAAAACCTTTCCAGGCGTTATTTAATGCACTAAGACCAAAACCACCTGCTGTAAAACCTCCTGCTGCAAAGCCTGGAGTAACACCAAAACCTGGTGCGACACCAAAACCTGGCATTACACCAAAGCCTGGTGCGACACCAAAGCCTGGTGCAACTACAGTTCCTCCAAAACCTGGTGCGGGAAAACCAAGACCAGGTGTTCCTCCTGGTAGAGCCCCAGGATCTGGTGGAACAATTCTCGGTCCTAATGGAAAACCAATTGGCCCTCAAGCACCAGGGAGCACCCCAGGTAGGGCACCTAGTATACCACCAGCACCAAGGACAGTTACTCCTCCAAAGTTAACTCCTCCCAAGACAACTCTTCCTACTCCTAAAAATCTAGGTGCATTCTTCGGAAAAGGTAAAAATCTTGTTGGTGGAATAAAATCATTACTATCTAACGGTAAATTTTTTGGTGTTCTTAGTAAGGCATTAAAAGGAGCGTTTATATTATCAACATTAAAAAATAGATTAGATCAAGGAATGTCACCAACTCAGGCATTTGTGCCTGTAATACCAGAAATTTTATTAACTCTTAAAGGTGCAACTATAGGTGGTGGTCTTGCAGGTGCTCTCGGTCTTACAACTGGACCAGGAGCATTATTAGTTGGAGCTGCTGGTGCTGTTGGTGGTGGTGCCATCGGTGGATTAATAGGTGGGCAGGTTACAAAAATGCTGGATTTTGGTTATGACTCTCTCAATATGGATAGTCTATTTGGATTTGCGAATGATCCAATAACAAACTTCCTACAAGGTCTAGGATTGATGGCGGAGAAACCATTTTATGGCCCTGGTGGTGATCCATCTGGATCAGGTAAAGGTCAAGCACAACAGAGATCTAAGGGGTTATCTGGTGCAGCAGTGGAAGCACCGCCAGATGCAGTGCCACATATTCATCAGGAAAATGTTAAGGTTACTGGTACTGATAAAAAGATTTCCAATAGATTAATATCTGCTGGACCAGACTTTGATAATGAACCAAATAATGAAATGCCACAAGAGGTAAGTGATGCTATTAAAAATCTTGAAGCTACATATCCACTTACAACAGAAAATGAAATTCCATCTACATTAACATATGATATATTAAATCCATATAGAGCTCTGGCACAATCAATTTATAACGTAAATTATCAAACCTAATGGCACTTTCATCTGCTCTACTAAGAGATACTTTTAAGTCTTCTCCTTTAGATGAAACTATTGTTTCTCTTAGAAGAAGCACCATTTTTACTAGAAAATCTTCTATTAAAGCAATAAAAGTATTTCAAAAGAAAAAAGTAGTTGGTGATAGAATATTTCAGAAAGAAAGAAGATTAAATCAACTGTTTAGATTTAGAAATGAAAGAAGATCAAGAGAGGATGTATTAGAGGCAGGCAAATCTACTGGTGGTGCAATTGCAGCTCGTGCTCTAGATAAAGGAAAAGGATTCTTAGGCAGAATAATGAATGCACTAGGATATCTTCTCCTAGGTTGGTTGACTACACAACTTCCAAAAATATTAGCATTTGTTGATACGTTAAGATATCGTATTGGAAATATCATTGATGCTGGCAAAAGGATGATTCAGGATGTCAGAAATATTTTTGTTGGAATAAAGGGAGTTGTATCTCAGGCAATTACAAATATTAAAAACTTTGATTTCACAGACAGTGAAGGAAAATTGCAAAAGGAGATGGATCAGCTAAACCAATCTTTTGAAGATTTGGGTGCTGACTTTGATGATGCAGTAGACAATGTTAAAAATATAACGAAACCTGAACCTGAACCAGAACCAAAGCCTGAACCAGTACCAATTCCAGTCACACCTACACCCACTGAACCGACACCAACTACTCCATCTGCACCTAAACCTACTACTCCAGCTATACCTACACCTGTACCTACTCCATCTGTATCAGGAGCTAACTATTCTAGTAGATTGCAACCTATTCATAGAAAGGCGTTAGACAAAATATCGCAATATGAATCAGCAGCTGCTGGAAATTATAATGCAATGAATCAAGGTACTGTAAATGATTCTGCAGGAAGAAGACCAGGAAGTGGTTCGTCAAAACGTATAATTGGAAGAGATCTAACCAAAATGTCCATTGCTGATATTTTGAAATCTCAAGATAAAAGATTGGGAAATGATCAAGGGTTTATACATGCTGCAGGAAGATATCAGTTCCTGAGAGGAACTTTGCAGATGGTCTTAAAGCAGGCTGGAATTTCAGATAAAGTAAAATTTAGTCCTGATGTTCAAGATTATTTGGCAGCAGTTTTATTAACTATGCCAGGTGGTGGATTGAGTCACTGGACAGCAGATAGAAGAACTGGATTGTTGAGAGATAGAGCAGGAATGGACCTTATCAATAAGGCAGCTCGAACTCCATTAAAAAAAGCATCTCCAGTAGTACAATCCCCACCTTCAGTAGTTGTTCCAGCACCTCCAACTCCACAACAACCTCCTACACCACCAGCTCCACGACCACCAAAACGAAATCAAATGCCTGGTTCTAGACCAACAATCAGCACTGGTGGTATGAACTTGATACCACTGAGATCTGGAGAACGTGGTTTAGTACAAGGTGGATCTGGTAGTAGAAGGGGACCAGATGGAACAACAGAATCTCAGTATGCAACACATTATCACATTGATGGCCCAGCAAACCTATCTAAAAAACAGAGAGGGCAAATTAGAGAGGTTGCATTCCATGCGATTAAAGCAATGTTTAACAGAGGTTCCCATGTTCATCTTGGGAGCAGTGCTCAAACATTGTATAGGGGAATGAGTGATTCAAAATTAAGGAATGCAATTTTATATGAACAACAAAGACATGACGCTAGATCATCACCTGCTGTTGATATTCAAGAATTAAATTCTAAACTACAAAGAACTTTACCTGGTCAACCTGGAGCAAGAACAACCTTCCCATTTGCAGTTGGCCAAGTTTATACGGCAGGTGGTTATGGAAGAGAAGCAAAGATTATTGGAACTGATCAAATCTCTGTCTCACATGGTGCAGAAGGATCATCTGCAAGTAATGTTAAACCAGTCAATGTAAGTTCTAATATTCCTAGAGGCCAAAGAAAAAGAGGAGGAACTCTGATTACTTATATTCCTGTTCCTGTTGGAAAACCAAAAACAGTTCCTGTAGGTGGTTCACCGATGAGAAGTGGATCCTCTGGAGGTTTATCGTTAAATAGTATTATCACCGACATTTCTACAGCATATACCTGATGTCAGCAACCGAACTATCTATTATAGAAAAATTTACACTCACCAGTGCTAATGGTGAGAATGAAGTTGACATCAGTGCAGGTACTGGTGGAGAATTTTTATATTATGAAGATATTTTTTCACCAGTAGTAACTGCAAAAACTTTTGTAATGGACAGTGGTAGAAATAATATTAATTCTAAAAAATTTAACGATCCATTGATGTCTGGATTACCTGTAGTTGGTGGTGAAAAAGCAGATATTAAGATAACAAATCAACGCAAACAATCTCTTAATCTTACATCATTAAGAGTCTTCAAGCCATCTCAGGTAACGCAGGATAACAATAAAGAATTACTTGAATTTAATTTCATTTCAAATGAATATTTTATAGATTCAAACAAAAGAGTCTATAGGAAATTACCAGAGAATGTAACGTCCGAGAATGTTCGTAGCATTTTAGATACTGAGATAAAAACAGATAAATCATTTGACACATCTCCATGTTCATCTAATTTTTCATACCAAGGTAATTCTAGAAAACCATTTACTGTTATTATGAACATGTGCCCGAGAGCTATCGGTGAAGAATCTGGAAAATCTGCTGGATTTGTTTTCTTTGAAACTAGAAGAGGTTATAATTTTAAATCAATCGAATCCTTAATTAAACAAGATACTCTTAGGGAAGGTGGCACGAAGGTAGTTTATACTTACGGTGGAACTGCTTCTACTCAATACGAACCAAAAAATCCATATGGAACGCATATAAATCCAAATAAGAGGATACTGAGATACTCCCAAACACAAGCAAATGATTTGTTGAGGAAAACACAGGTCGGTGCATTTGGTGCAAAAAGATATAATTTTGATCCTTTTTCTGGTTCTATGGAAACTGGTTCAGATAAAGTTAACTTTGACTGGGAAAGTATCAAGGATGTAGATTTCTTGGGTAAAGCAGGATATGAACCACCAGAAGGTCTTGATCTTTCCATGACTAGAATGTTTACGGGATTAAATGATAAGCAAAGTCTAACTGATCGAGAAGCTATAAACTTTGCTTTCTCACAATTTTCAATACAAGCACCCATGACATATAATAAGATTTTTACACAGATACTAAATATTACAGTTCCACAAAACCTTAATCTACATGCTGGTGACTGTATAGAAGTCAATATTGCAAAACTTGGCTGTCAATACGAATTTGATAAAGAATTGAGCGGTAAGTTTCTTATTAAAGAACTCTGCCACCAGTTTACAAATTCAAGGTCTTACTCACACTTATTAATCATACGAGATACACTAGGAGCTTAACCTATGGAAAACATCGAAACTCACATCGCTAAGGACAAAGAGATCCTTGACAATCCTCTAATTTCTCCCAATCAGCGTCGTCATATTGAAGGCGAATTGCATGATCTAGAAGAATATGCAGAGCATCATAAAAAAGAAATCGAAGCAGGTGATCACCACGATCCAACTTACTTGGAATTATTCTGCGATCAAAATCCCTCAGAACCAGAATGCCTTGTATACGAGGATTAATTAATGTCAGTTACAGACTCTCTATTCAATAGTTCTTTTTTTGGCCGTGATGGTTATCGATATTGGATTGGTAAAGTACCGTTCAGTAAAACTATCAGTGAAGGATATAACTGGGGAGAGAGAGTACCTGTTAGAATTTTAGGATATCATACTGAAGATAGATCAATACTTCCAGACAAAGATTTACCAGTAGCAATAATTAAAAGACCCACCAGCATGGGATCTGGGAACAATGCTTCCAGTGGAATTGTTGGTGGTGAACTTGTAACTGGATATTTTGTAGATGCTGATCAAGCACAACAACCAATTATTGATGGTATATTAGGTTGGTTCGATAAAGATGCTCCAAGTTTAACTAGTGCTGAATATCAAAATCCTGGCAGTGGAGTTAATCCATTTGAGTCATCATTTCCTTATACCGATAACCTTCCATTCTGGAGAGTGGCATCAGAAGGTAAACTTCCAGACTTAACTTCAAATACAGATACACAGGGTAAAGAATCTAAACCAAAAGGAAATTTTAAAGCTACCGTAGTTTCTGACTCCACACCTTATTCATATTTTGTCCCGAGTAATGGAAATACTTGGGAGATGATGGCTTTGAAGGAGGAATTTGCTGGTCCCAATAATTGTGGAACCGACACTATTTCTAGAATTCAAGTTGAGTTATCAAAGGTTGCAACCATACTAAACGGGGTAAAAAAATATTACGCACTATATGTTCTTGGCACTGTCAATAAAGTATATGACTTTGCTGGACAAATTAATAACATCATTGAAAATATTGCTGCGATATTAAGAACACTTATACAAAGAGTTAGAAACTGGGTACTCAAACAAGTTAGACAATTATTATCTAATGCAATAGAACTGATCTTAGGAGACGTTTCAAAAGATTTAGCAGACTCAATCGTTGCAAAAGTTCTTGATATTTTATTTTGTATCTTTCAAACCACGATCGATGAACTTCCTGGATTGATTGGTGACTTCCTTGCTGCTCTCCTCAATAAATTAGCATCTGGTCCATTATGTGCTGCTGAAAAGTTTGTAAATGCTTTAATTAATAATGTTTTGGGCATATTGCAAGATGAATTAAATGAAGCTATGGAGGAGATTAGCGGATTTTTAAATGGTGTCTTAGATATTGGTGGTGCCATCATGGATGTCATTGATCAAATTCTTGGCATCCTTGGTTTCTTGTGTTTGACTAAAAACTGTTCTGAAGTTACAAAATTCAATTCTAGTCCTTGGGGTGGTCCAACAAAACAACAAAAAGATAATTATAATGAGTTCTTGTCTAAATTAGAAATACCAGACCCAACGGCGGGAGCTCTTGCATGGTTAGAAGCATCAGGATTGGGAGATACTTCTGGTCCTACTGCTTGCGATATTGCAGGTGGTAATGATTGTACTCCACCAACTGTAAGTATTTTTGGTGGTAATCCAACAGCAGAGGCATTAGCATCAGCAGTTGTTAGTGGAAAAGGCAATATCATTGGAGTTTTACTTTCTCAAGCAGGAGCAGGATATAAGTATCCTCCATTCGTTGCATTTGATGATCCATGTAATTATGGTTCTGGAGGAGCTGGTTATGCTGAGATTGACGTTGATGGTGGATTGACAGGTATTGTTATTACAAATCCTGGTTGGGGATATATTGATGTTCCTGATGGATCTAATAGTAACGACCCTAATGACTTTGCAAAAAGTCCTGTTGGTGGTGGAGAAGATGGAGTTCTAGAAAGATTCCCCATTATTATAGATGATACTGAGAATGCAGACGGTGGTGGTGGAACTATTAATCCTGGAGTTCCTACTTCTGGTAGTGGACCTCAACCTGGTATTGGCATCGCTGATCCTGGCAATCTGATCGATGATGGTGCTGGAGATGATGGATTTGACATTGATCCTGGTGGTGACGGCATAGATAATACTGTCATTGGCGCTGATCCTGGTGATGATAATGGTGATAGTGATGGCGGCGAAAGTAGTACAAATATCATTGTTCCTGTTGTTGGATGTTTAACTGGATTCACCATTATGTCTACTGGATATGGATACGCTCAGGATGATGCATTTATTATTACTCCACCTATGCCAGGTCTTACATTGGAAGGAAGATACACAGATTCTGGCCAATTAGTTGAGATTGTTGCTAAGGGTGAGGTATGTGGATGGGTCGAGATTCCAGATGTAACGATAAATAGTAAGACTGGTAATGGTGTTAGGGTAAAACCTAATATACTCTTCACTGAGGCATCTGAATTTAGTGTAGAAGATCAACGTAGGTATCGTTCTAGTACACTTTCTGTCATACAATGTACTTCAAAACCTAAAGAGTTAGTTGGTTATGTGAATGGTCAACCATACTATGGTCCATACCATATCCATAAAGGAAGGAAAATGGTTGGTGCTGCCCATAATCCTAGGCCACATTCATTCATCTTTGATACAAAAGAAGAAAGTGTAAATCAACTAGAACCTTCTGTAATCAGAATTACAGAATCAAGTACAACCACAGATACTGAAAATGTTGAAATCTTTGAGGCAGAAGTTGAAGAATCTTCTTCTGATAACTTGACTATTAATACCACACCAAGTCCTACACCAACACAAGTACCTTCCACAACTCCAACCCCAACTCCTGCGCCTGCACCAAGTACACCATCAACACCTAGCCCTGACCCCACACCTCCTTCAAGTGGTGGTGGTGGATATGGAGGATATTAAAAAATGAGCCAAAGAACTTATAGGTTACTAGATAACGAAAATGCGTCCATCATGTGTGGACCAGGAAGACATGATGATACTGGTCGTGAATTAACTACATGGACTAAATCTGGTAATTCAGATACTCAATGGAATAATGGTGCCAGAACTATTGTGACATCTGGTGCATTTAAAGAAGTATGTAATGTAGATCCAGTAGATGTTAAGCAAAAAGAACAAGTTTCAAAGTCAATCTATTGTAAGAATGGTGATTTCATCGTTGTTGCTGATGGTAATATTAAGTTTAAAGCAAAAAATATTTTATTTGAAACTGAGGGTGCAGGGGGAGATGGTCAGATTGAGTTAAGAGCAAATGGAATCGTGAGTATCAACTCAAATGAAACCGTTCAAATCTCTGGTGGTGAAGTTCAAATTATCTCAGAAAAAAATGTAGTTATTGATTCTACTGGATTCATCTACTTAATTGGTGATGTTAAAGGTTCTGGAGCTTCAAGTGTAGTAAAAACTGTAAAAGGTCTTATTGCTGGTCAATGGGGAACTACGTTAGCTGAAATTTCCAAAACATTGAGGATTGTGTAATTATGGCAGCATCATTAGAAGCACTATCATCTGGTAAATTACATGTTGGCACGGTAGCAAGTCAACAGATTATGGGAAGTCCCGTAAGTCTTAGTTCTATAATACCAGGTACTTTTACTGCATCTGGACCTGCTTATATTGGCCAATGTGTTGGTGGTGATCTTGCCAACGCCGCTTTAAGTGTTGGACCGAGACTTGTTCCAACTGGACTTTTTGGTATTGGAGTTCCTACTCCTGGAATTGCATCTTTGATGGTGCTTGGAGCTCCAATGGCAATTCAAGCCACTGGTGGTGTAAACGTTATTGGATTATTAAATGTATCTGGTATTGCAACGAAAGCGGGTGCAGATGTAAAAGCATCTGTAAGTACTACTGGAGGAGTAACTGTTGAAGCTTCATCAACTGCAAACGGAAGAAATAATGCTACTGCTGGTACTATTAGTTGTGCCGTAAGTAAAGCAGCTTTAGGATCATTTGCATCAGTTTCTGCACCATTCAAACAATTTGATATCCCACACCCAACTAAAGGTAAAGGTTGGAGACTTGCATATGCTGCACTAGAAGGCCCAGAAATGGGTGTATATTATCGTGGAAAGACTAAAGAAAAAATAATTAAATTACCAGAATACTGGACTGAACTTGTCCATGCAGAGTCAATAACTGTTCAGTTAACACCAATTGGCAAAGCATGTAGTAGTTTACATGTTAAAAAAATTGAAGATAATGCTATAACTGTTGGTCATCAAGCATCAGATCTAGAATACTTTTATATTATTCATGGGGAAAGAAAAGATCTTGGTGATCTAATTGTTGAATATAGAGGAGATAAACCAGAAGACTTTAAGTCCTCTTCAGAGAAGATAAAACGGAATGGTGAAGTTATTATAGATAATGGACACAAAGGTTTAGGACCTCTACCACTCAATCCTTTAGGTAATTAATCATGGCAAAATCACCACTACAAAAAACATACGATATAGAACTAAATCAGATTGATGAAGATGTTGAATATCTAGAAACTAGATTTGATGATCACACTGAACAAATCAAACAGATTGAAGATTTATCACGAGCAAGTGATGCATCCTATGCACAAACTGTTGTTATTGCCAACTCTTATTTGCAGCAGGCAGTAAATTTTGGAGAGGTTGCTGTTGGTTGTGGTTGTTCTATAGGAGTAACGGCAGATGTCCCTTTTGAATCTGCCAGGGCTAAAATGACAAATGTCAATATTAATCCTAATTATGGCGGGAACGATCCAAATGAAGACCAAGGCACAGTTCCTTTAACTGAGGAGGATAGCAGTGGTAATACAACTTTAAATCCAGTCAATTATGGAAAAGGTTATCAAAATACAATTAGAGATTCGAGCGAGACTGCAACATTGAAATATGTCGCGGCAATTCAACCAAACCCTGGCATTTGTACTCAAACTTGTTCTGAACTTTATACCTTGCAACAACAAGCTTTGACTGATCTTAATACTGCAAGAGCATCTCCCGATAGAACTCAATACGGTACTCAGTCAGGAATCATTAAAGACGAGGCACAAGAATATAGAAACCAGAGGTGGGCTCTTAGAAAAGGTAAAAAAAATACTGAAGAACGTCGTCAAAGAATTGTGAACTTCTATCCTAATGCAGGTCCAGGTGGTATTGGAACTTGACATAGCATCATTAATCCCCTATAATATCTGAATATTCAGAGATACAATGAAATACAATCTACCTGAAAAAAATAAAACGACTAAAGAAAATGTCGATGAGGCGAACGAAGGATTGTATTATTGTACAATGAATTTGCCTGAAGCTGCGGCACACTGTGGTATGACTCATAAAGAAATGAAGATGACATTTTTTGAATATCTTAAGCATCAACCACCTATATGTGATATTTAATTGCCTAGCTGGGTTAAATTCCCAGCAGTCTTATTTGCTTCCTTAGCAATCTGGTGAATGCAGCAAACTCATAATTTGCCTAAGGAGAGTTCGATCCTCTCAGGAAGCATCATGATTTAATATTAATAATTTAAAAGTCGCTAAATATATCATAATGCAAAGTTAGCGACTTTTATATCCATGCCTCTTAGTAAACTACAGAATTTTATTAAGAACACCGAAGGTAAGATTCTATATGTGAATCCCAACGACATCGGTGCCACTGATAGTATAGAAAATCAGGGTAATTCACTCTCTCAACCCTTCAAAACAGTCCAGAGAGCTCTCATAGAATCGGCAAGATTTTCGTATGTAAGAGGAAACGATAACGATCTGTTTGATAGAACTACGATCCTCCTCTTTCCTGGTGTTCACTTCATCGATAATAGACCAGGATTTAAGATTAAAGATGATAATGGAATTGCAAAGGCAATCTCTCCTGCGGGTACAGAAACTCTTGCTCAGTCTACACTAACCCTATCACTATCTTCAGTCTTCGATTTGGGTGTCGAAGATAATATGCTCTATAAGTTTAACGATCACAGAGGTGGCGTTATCCTTCCTAGAGGTACTGCTATTGTTGGTTTTGACTTAAGAAAAACCAAAATTAAACCATTATATGTTCCAAACCCAACAGATGATGCAGCCCCAGACACTTCTCTAATTCGTCTAACTGGTACTTGTTACTTTAGAGACTTTACTTTCTTTGATGGAGATTTGAATTCTCAGGTCTATACAGATCCTCAAGATTTCTCTGCGATTAACAAATCAACACCAACATTCTCTCACCATAAACTAACTTGTTTTGGTTTTGCTGATGGTGTTAATACTATTGACGGTACAGGTCTAACTGACCTTGACATGTATTATAGCAAACTATCTAATGCTTTCAACGAAGCATCTGGTAGAAATATTGACCAGAAGTTCCCAGCTGAACCATTAGGATTCTCTAAGAGTAGAGTTGAATGGGAAATTGTTGGTGCGTTCCAAGCAGACCCAATTTCAATTAAGACTATTCAATCTGGTGATGGTGTAACACCATCCACTTTGATCACTGTTGAAACAAACGATCCACATAAACTAACAGTTGGTACACCAGTTAAGGTTAGAGGTGTAACTCCTGCGGATTATAATGTTTCGACATTCGTTACTTCAGTTACTGATGAAACTACATTTGGTTATCTGCTAGCAGATGCAGAACCCACTCTACTTGCCACTGGTAATGTCTCTGGTGCCACTGTAACGATCGAAACTGATACTGTTACTGGTGCGTCACCATATGTCTTTAACGTGTCTCTCAGATCCGTTTTTGGCATGAATGGTATGCTTGCTGATGGTGCAACTGCCTCTGGCTTTAAGTCAATGGTTGTGGCACAGTTTACAGCCGTATCACTACAAAAAGATGACCGTGCTTTCGTTAAGTATAATCCAGTATCTAGAACATATGATGGTATTTCCATCACTAAGGTAACTGGTTCTCAATTAGCAACGGAGTCTAGTTCTACAAACTCTAATACTGTTTATCACTTAGACAGTAGAGCTATCTACCGCAAAGGATGGGAGACTTCTCACATTAAGATGGTGAATGATTCGATCATTCAGGTTGTGTCCGTGTTCGCTATTGGTTTCAATGGACACTTCCTTTGTGAGTCTGGTGGTGATGCTTCGATTACCAACTCAAACTCAAACTTTGGCCAGATTGCTCTAATCTCTGATGGGTTTAAGGCAGAGGCATTTACAAAAGATAACCAGGGATATGTTACTGGTATTATTGCACCACAAACGGTTCCACAAGGTGAATCTAATATAGATCTATTCACTCTTGATGTTGATAAAACAAAGCAAGTAGGTATTAATAGTCATCTCTACCTATTTGGATTTACAGATCAAGATAACCCACCTGCAATTATTTCTCAAGGTTATCGTATTGGTGCCAGAGAAAATGACAAACTATTTGTTAATCTTACTAGTGGAGCTGGTACAACTGCATATTCTGCACCAATTTTAATTACCGACAATGTAATCGGTGCAGCAACCACGATTGCAACTGGTCTAGGATCCAAAGAAAGAATTACTAAAATTGTTGGATTAGATGCAGAGGGTAGATTTAGTTGTCAGGTCAATCACAATCTAGTAACTGGTGAGAAGGTTCGTATTATAAGTGAAGACGGCGATTTACCAGAGAATCTAGTTGAAGATAGAATATACTATGCCATCACTGATGGTATTAATCTTGCTCTATTCCGTGTTGCTTCAACTTCCAGTGATGCACTTAGAGGAGAAGCAATTACAGTTTATGGTGGAACTGGTTTAAGAGTTGAGAGTCGTATATCCGATAAAGCTGCAAACGAAATTGGATGCCCTGTACTATTTGATACAAATCAAAATAACTGGTTCATTCATTGTAAGGAAGATAATGAGATCTTCACCGAGATTGTTGCTAGAGGTGTAACAGGTATTGGTGCTCAAACCAGTGAAACATTTATCAGGAGACTTTCTGATAACAGATCCATTGGAGACAAAGTTTATAAACTAAGATATTTTATACCAAAAGAATCAACGATTGGTAGAGATCCAGTAAACGGATTTATTCTACAGGATAGTAATAACACATCCAGTAGAAATGATCAGGACTTCACTATTTCTTCTATCGATACATCTGATTTTGATTTTGATAGAAACCCAAGATACATTTCTACTTGTGCCACAAGTGGATCAACAGTTACAGTTAGAGTTGACAAGCCACATGACCTATTTGTTGGTGATGTAATTAACATTCTTGATGTAGAAAGTACAACAAACGCTGCTGGTGTCGCAAAGAGTGGATTTAACGGTAAGTTTAGAGTTACTGGTATCCTCGATGATCTGACCTTTACACATGGCACTACTGATATTGATAATATCGGCAGATCCACTGGTGATTTCACATCTGACATGAACACCAGAACTCAACTCATGGCGAGATACCAGAGAGTTGATAACAATAGAAATGTTTCACTATACAGATCTGAAATAATTCAGCAGCACAATCCTGGTATTAGTGATGGTATCTACCACTTCAACATTCTTTGTGCCGATAACCAAATCATTGAAGAATTTGATAATCTAAAGTATCTACCTGATATTGAGAGATATTATCCTCAGTTAGATAGAGACAACGTTCTTGCAAACCCAGATGCAGCTAAGTCTTTTGCAAAGAGATCACCAATTGGTGATGTTGCAGTTGACGATCCAGAAAACAGTATCACTAGAGAAAGTATTGATAAAGTTTCTAGAGTTATTGGATATGGTAGAACAGTTGTTGGTTTTGAAAGAAATGATGATGTAGGTATTGCAACTGTAACTCTAGATCGTCCACATGGTTTCTCTGGTATTGTAACTTATTCATCACTAACTGGTGGTAGTGGATTCACTGAAGGTGATTACTACAACGTCAAGTTGTTGAATAATGGTACTTCCGACTGGGATGGTGGTACAGCTAGAGTCACTGTTGGATCAGGTGGTGCTGTAGAGAACGTTCAAATAATTAATCCTGGTTCTGGTTATGGTGCAGAATCTTTAGATCTGGATGGATTTACTGGTGCTGAAATCGCGGTCACAACTGCTGGAATCTCAACATTCATCAATAATTCAGTTCAACTAACTGGTATTGGTAGCACTGCAACAAATGCTTATCGTGTTCTTGGAACTCCAGATAAGAATAAAGTTTCCTTTGCTGTAACAGCAGGAGATCCAAATCCTGTTAATGATCAATACTTGGTTGATTGTGGCCGTTCAGTTGGTATTAAGACTATTAGTGCAGTTACTGCCAATGTTCAAACGATTGAAACATTTGAAGCACACGGTTTAGTTTCTGGTGGTAGTTTCAATATCGTTGATACTAGTAACAATAGTTTCCATGGATTTACTGTCCTAGAAAGAGTTGGTATTCTTACGTTTACTGTTGATGGATCTAATCCTATTACACAAACATCACCAGCATTCTTACTACCAACAACTTATGATGCAAAAGGTGGGGCAATTGATGCTGATACTGAATCTCTTGGTTCTAGGGTAACATCAATCTTCCTACATGATGATGCAATTCTTGGTAATGATCTAGGAAGTGCAGAAGCAGATAATAAAGTTATTCTACAACTTTCAAACTCTGGTATCGGAACAGCAGAGAGATTCCCAATCGGATCTTATATTCAGGTTGGATCTGAGATTATGAGAGTCTCAGACTCAAATCTATCTGGATCTGCTAACAATGAACTTACTGTAATCAGAGGATATTTAGCTTCTCAGACTGCAACTCATCAAGAGGGTTCAAGAGTTAGTAGAATCAATGTTAGAGGAATGGAACTTCGTAGACCTTCCATCCTAAGAGGTTCTGGTCATACTTTTGAATATCTAGGTTATGGTCCTGGTAACTACTCAACTGGTCTACCACAGGTTCAAAATATTACATTAACTGGAAGAGAAGAGTTCCTAACACAATCTCAGAAGAGATCTGGTGGTGTGGTTGTATACACCGCTATGAATAATGATGGTGACTTCTTCATTGGTAACAAGATTATCAACCCATCTACTGGTGAAGAAACAACATTCGATGCTCCAATCCCATCAATTAGAGGTGAAGATACTTCAGTTCTATCTGTTATCTTTGATGAAGTTACTGTTAGACAGAGATTACTTGTTGAAGGTGGCCCATCTAAGACACTATTGTCTCAGTTTGATGGACCTCTAAGAGTTAATAATGTTGTTAATATTTCTGGTAATACTAAGGTTGATGCAAACCTTGAAGTTACTGGAAGATTCAAATCTAGTGGTAGTGCAGATATTCAGGGTGCCCTAAATGTTGCTGGTGTTGGTACATTCTCTGGTAAGATTCAAGGTGATGCTGGTATTGATGCTGCTGACCTAAGCATTGGTGTTGGAACATCTACTGCTAGAATTGAGTCACTTAATGGTGAGAATCTGGTTCTCAAGAGTGCCACAACCAATGTCATGGTTGAGGACAATATGGATGTTGATGGAAACGTCACATGTACCAGAATTGAGGCTGATAACATCATCCCGATCGGTGGAATCATTCCGTGGTCAGGAACATCATCAAACTATCCAAGCACTGGATGGCTTGTTTGCGATGGATCATCAGTTAGTCAGACAACATATGCTAACCTATATGACATTCTTACGAATGGCGGAACTGTATTCCCATACGGAGCAAATCCATCTGGATCAACATTTAAACTTCCAAACTTAACAGATAGATTCCTTGTAACTGCTGGTTCTATCTACAATCGTGGTGGTACTGGTGGACAAAAAGATAATTCTGTCATTGATCATACTCACACAGTTACTAATGATCCAGTAGGAGCTCACGCTCATAATATTGGTGATGAACCTGCTCACACTCACCCATCTAGAAGTGCTAATGCTCACGATCACAACGTTGATCCAGTCGGTTCTCACTCACACACCGTAAACCCAGTAGGTAATCACGGTCACCCATCTAGAGGTAATAACGCACCACACTCACACACTGTGAACCCTCGTGGTGGTCATGGACACCCATCTAGAGGCGCTAATGCTCCACACTCTCACCAAGTTCGTCGTTTCAATAGAGGTAGGGGCCAATACTTCCAAGGTAGAAGTGATTCCCGAGTCAGTAACCCAGCGTTCAACACCTTACCAACTACTGGTAACAATGCGCCGCACTCACATACCGTAAACCCAGTTGGTAACCACGGCCACCCATCCAGAGGCGCTAATGCTCCTCACTCACACACTGTTAATCCTGGTGGTGGTCACGCACACCCATCTAGAAGCGCTGGTGGTCACACTCACAATGCTGATCCAGGTGGAGCACATGGTCACACCGTTAATCCTGGTGGTGGTCATGACCACCCAGTCGGACCCAATGGTGGACATACTCACCCCGTCACAGCTGATCCTGCTGGTGTAGCTGGAACCAATAGAAATCTACCTCCTTACTTTGGTCTTTTCTACATTATCAAGGCCCTATAACTAAATACATAAAAACACCATATCGATGGCAAATTTTAAGAAAGTATTTAATTTTAGGGAAGGTGTTCAAGTTGATGACCAGACATTTGTCGTCAATGGTTCCCTAGTTGGTATCGGAACTTCAATTCCGACAAAATTTTTAGATGTTAGATCAGAGGCAGCATTTAGCGGACTAAGTACCTTTACTGAAGTCCGTGTTACTGCTGGTGCATCTTTTGAAACTGGAGTTGGTAAAAGTGTAGTTGTTGGTAATTTTGAATTCAATCAAGGTATCGTAACTTCATTTAGTGGAGTTGTTACCTATTTTGGTGATGGTTCTCAACTAACAGATCTTCCAACTTCACAGTGGGTAGATGTAGACACTGGTATTGGTGTTTCTAGTGTTTACAATGGTGGATTTGTAGGAATCAGTACACTTAATCCACAATATCAGCTGCAAGTTGGTGGAAATCCTGAGCAAGGTAGTGATGGATTCGCTGTAAATCTTGGAAATGTATTTGTTTCTGGTGCAATGACTGCATTCAGATTCGTTGGAGATGGTGCTCTCCTTGTAGATTTAAATGCTAGTGAACTCAGTTCTGGTATTGTAACTCAAGCAAGAATACCGAGATTAGAACTAGATAAGATACCTCTGATTCCAGACACTAAATTAGAGCAAAATTTACAAATTAGTGGAATCTTAACGGCTCAGGGTGGATTTATTGGTAGTGTTATTGGAAATGTTAGGGGTGATATTATTTCATCTGGATTCTCAACATTCACTGATGCTGAGGTAACTGGATCATTAACCGCTGTTGCATCTACTGCTTTAAGTTTACAGGGAACACCAGATATTAGAGTTGGTTTTGTTTCTGCAAACTGTATTGATGCTGGTATTGCATTTACTGTTACTAGAGCGGATGTAACTGGTGATATTAGTGTTGGTATATTAACAGTTGTCAATGGTAATGTTAAGGTTGGTGCCGAAGGTATCGAGTTTAATGTAACTGATGGAAAGATTGGTATTGGTACAACAGTAGCACAAACTTCAGAAGTTGTTATTCTTGGTGCAGAAGATGCAAGACTAGAAGTTGTAACCGAGAGAGGATATTCTGCAGTTAATATTGGTGGAGATCTTGGAATTGGTGTTAGTAGTGTAGAACTGAGATATTTTGATCAAGATCTATCTCTATCAAATTATGCCGATGGAGATTTCATTTACCACGTTGGTAATGCTTCCACATCATTTAATGGCAACTTTAGATGGCTTGAAGGTAATTCTGATGTTGAGATAATGACCCTCACGAATGGGGGATTATTGGGTATTGGTGTTACCAATCCTGGTGCAAAATTAGAAGTTACTGGTATAACAACTCTGAATGGCACGTTGTTTGTTCAACAAGCAGCAGAGTTTGCTGACAATGTTGTAATTTATCAAGGATTAACATATTACTCAACCTCTGGAATTGCAACAGCATTCGACTTAGAGATCCTGAATGATATTACAGTTAATTCTAATGCGTTCTTTAATGGGGTAATTTTCCTACCAGACAACACAGTTATTAATAACACAAGTGGAATCAGTACATTCAATGATCTGAATGTTGCTGGAGCATTACTTCTAGATAATGATTTTAATTATCTTACAGCAACTGGAATCACTACGGTTAATGATTTCACTGTAAATGGTAATTTAAGAGCAGCAAATGCAGATATTTCAATCAGTATTTCATCTGGAGTCAGTACATTGGCGGACTTAACAGTCGCTGGTGTATCTACATTTGCTGGTATAGCTACATTTGCTAGTGGAACTGAACATTTTGGTGATATTATTTTTAGATTGAATGAGTCAGGTGATTCACCAGCAATCATTGGAACTGGTGCAACAATCACAGTCAATACTCAGAACATTGACATATCTGATGAGGTAACAATTGCAGGAGCTGTAACACTTGCATCAACTCTTGAAGTTGCTGGACCTGCTATATTCAGTGTAGATACCAACTTAAGAGCCAATACTGGAATCAGTTCATTCAATGATATACAAGTTGGTGGTATAGCATCTATCAGCAGAATAACTGGACCTATATTTGTCGATGAACCTGACGGTTATGATGCTGTAGGTATCAACACGTTTAATAGTGATCTTTGCATTGGCGGTTATCTAACAGTTGGATTAGCTGATACTGCAAGAGGTGTTCTTGATGTTGGGTATTCTGCATCATCGTTTGCCATTCTTCCAAATGTTGATAGTGATACCGTCTCTGGAACTTCAACAATATTTACTCTTGATCAAGCTCAAGCAGGTGCAATGCTTTATAACTCAACACTTAATAAGATGCAATTCTTTAATGGAACTACATGGGAAACTATCACTAGTTCATAAGAACTTGACAAAACCTTGAAATATGTGTATAATCTGGCTTGTCCAGGATGATATGAGTCACTAGGCTTTATGAAGACTATTGAAAGACATTGTTATGATGGAAATAAAATAACAGAGACCAGGGTTCTAGAGTTTGAGCCCTGGTCTTTTTATGACATTGAAGAAGTAATGAGTCTTATTCAAAAAGAACTCACTGTAGATCTTTTGAAAGGAAAGAGATTGATGTATCCTACTGATAAAGGAGTCAATCGATTCTATGGTCATTGCTATCATTCAACACAGGCATTATGTTTTCTTATCGATAGTGATGAGTTAGTATCATATAGTGGTGTAGATTATCGTGATGAAAAACACTGGTGGCTACAACATGGTGAGACTGTATATGATTGTACGGCAGAACAATACTGGTCAGTGAAAGAAAATCCACCATATGATGTAGGAAAGAAAACTAAATGGTATGGGTGGAAAGGTAGGCCACAACAGGTATCTCTTGAGTTATGTAAGAGGGTTCTCGGGGTGAGACTCAAAAAAGATTGGATAAAGGGTTGACAGGTGGGGCGATCTAACCTATATTAGCCAAGTGATCGGGACAGGAGTTCAACTCCCGAGGTCATACGTTCTTTAAATTCATTAAATGAATCCTACTATCAACATCTCTGTAGAAGTTCTTGCCATGTGGCAAAAAGTTCTGCTTACTTGTAACAATCCACTCGGTTTAACCGAAGAAATGTTGCAAGAAACTTTAGAGACTGCACCACCCAAAGACTATTCTGGTGCTTGTTTCATGGGACGTTATATCATCCCACGTCAGTTTGTTCGTTATGATGAAGCACAACAGCCTCGTGATAAGAACAATGATTCTGAGCACGTTAATAATCTGACCAACAACTTCAATACTGTTGGTTATCGTAAAGAGTCACAACCTCCTATTGCTTGTTTTGACTCACAAAGCACCAGCGTATATTCACTAAAAGCACAATCTGGTTATAATCGTGATGGTGCTTTGAACAATCTAGGTCAAGAGTGTTATATTTTTGACATTTATGAGTATGAAGATGAGTATGCTGAAGTGGTTGCTCGTAATGTAAGTAATCACCACAGCAATCCTCAGATGGATCAAAAGATCCCTGATTATGTAAAAGAGGTTGTCAACGCTAAAGAGCGTGGTCTAATTGAGAATGTTCAAGATTCTATTGATGCCTTTGTTGATATCATTGCTGCTGATCGTACTGTAACGCAACGTAGCAAGATCAAGAAGGCTTCCTATAGTGAGTGTGAAGTTTTCAGTAACTTCCGCACTTATAATTCTACTGGGCATGGCAAGAACACCTTGAATGGTTTCATTGCTTCTCAAAATCTTTGTAGACAAGGTATTGAAGGTCGCTCTAAAGAGGAGATTCAGGCACAGGGTTATATTGTATATTGCTCTGGTTCTGGTAACAACAAGTCTGTATGGGCTCGTGCTATCAGCAACTCTGTCAAGTACAATGTACCCGTCTATGTGATTGGATACTCTCAGAATCGTGTAGACGATCTTGAAGAGTTTCGTAGTAAGTTCATTGCTGATTGGAATGACCAGAAAGAGACTTGGGTGAAGTTTGCTATGAGTATCTTTGATGATTGTGGTGAGTTTGATGAATCTCGTATTCAAGTCAAGTTGGCTGGATTCAAAGCGCAGTATATCAAACCCGATCCTAATGATAAGGGTCGTCCTACTGAACAGAACATCGTCAATATGTACGGCAATTCTATTCAGTTTAGATCCACTGCTGATTGCCTCACTCTGACTCAACCCTGAGTCCATGTGACAATCTGCAAACTGGTTGGGGGGCCCTTCACAGGGGCCCCTTTTCTGCTATAATATCTATATCAACGCAAGAGAGCATGACCACCACCCTTCGCCCACACCAGCACAAGGCACTGAATGCGATGCTGGCATACGACAAGGGTCAGGTCATCATCCCCACGGGTGGTGGTAAAACAATGTGCATGATTCACGATATCATTGAGAATCAAAAGTATATCGACAATGGCTCTACTATTGTTGTTGTCGCTCCTCGTATTCTTCTTGCTGATCAACTCTGCAAGGAGTTTATGGAGGTGATTGACAGTTCTTACACTCATATCATGCACGTTCATAGTGGTGAAACTCAGCATTTCAGCACTACTAAACCTGAAAAGATTGCAATGTTCAACAACTGTGCCAGGACGGCTGGTGAGAACTGCATCATCTTCACTACATATCATTCATTACATCGTCTTGTAGAGGCAGACATTGAAGTCAATACGATTTACTTTGATGAAGCACATAACTCGGTTCAGCGTAACTTTTTCCCTGCTACGGAGCACTTTTCTGCTGATGCTGATCGCTGCTACTTCTTCACTGCTACTCCTAAGCATTCTCTTACTATTTTCAAACCAGGAATGAACGATCCTGAAGTTTATGGTCAGGTAATTTGTAATGTTCCTGCACCAAAACTGGTTGAGGAAGGTTACATTCTTCCTCCTAAGGTTGTTGTTCATCAATTACCTCAGGGTGATTTCAAATTATCTGATGACAAGAATCTGCTGGATACGATTGATGCAAACTCACTCAACAAAATTCTGATTGCAGCACGTTCTACCAAACAGATTCTTCGTCTCATCGGTCAATCTGATTTCACGATACAACTTCAGCAACGTGGCTATAACTGGATGTATATTACCAGCAAGACTGGTGCTATCATCAACGGCATCAAAGTTTCCCGTGAGGAGTTCTTCAAGACACTGAATCAGTGGGGTCAGGATGATACTCGTTTTGTTGTAATGCATCACTCTATCTTGTCCGAAGGTATCAATGTAAAAGGACTTGAAGCAGTTCTATTCATGCGTAATATGGACTTTATTGGCATCAGTCAGTCAATCGGGCGTGTAATACGTCTAGGAGGCGCTGAGAAGACTTTTGGTCTAGTATGTGTGCCAGTGTTTGATAAGGTGGGCCTTAGCACTGCAAGGAGCGTTGAGGCAGTTGTCAATACTGTATTCAATGAAGGGCAACCCGCTGTTTCTGTGGTGCGCCGCTAATGCTATCAGATAATATTTACGATCTGGTGATTGAGACCGCTAAATCTTCATCATCTAAAAAGCAAGTAGGAGCAATTCTTCTCAATAAAAATAGAGTGCTTTGTACTGCAACTAACCTTGAATCAAAAACACATCCAATACAAGCCAAGTTTGCCGAACGTGTTGGATTGCATCAGAAAATTTATCTTCATGCTGAGATTGCCGCTCTAATTAAATGTAAAGAGGATGCAGATACAATAGTTGTTGCAAGGTTGGGTGGTCATAATCATGATGAACTTCGTATGGCAAAACCCTGTCCTATATGTGCATTAGCACTCAAAGAAGCTGGTATAGGTAACATACATTACACAACTAACAATGGATTCTTTTACGAATATAAATAATTTCTGAAATAAGTATTTCACCATATGAAATTCATTAAGTATGTGCCAGTTTTAGTTTTCTTTGGACTTTTGGGTGCTGGTATTCAACATGGACAAATGCACCTATATAACTCATCAATGCCGCATGTCCATGCAAATGGAGTAATGCATATCCATTAATCTTGATTTTATGATACAACATGCTGATGCCCCTAATTATAAGTTTTCTGACTTTATCACTGAGTTTCCGAATGCATTAGACGAAGAATTTTGTAATCATTGTATTGAAAAATTCAAGACTGATGATAGAAAATATCCTGGAATAGTTGGCTCTGGATTAAATGAAAATTTGAAAGTGTCAACGGATCTGGTGATATCCACGAAACCAGATTGGGAAGAAGAAGATAATAAATTTTGTGCCAGTGTATCAAAATATTTTAAAAAGTATTGTGATATGCATAAATTCATGGGTATACCCCAGTATTGCCAAGATTGGGGAGATCAAGGGTATCAAATTCAAGAAACAAAACCAGGAGGATTCTATAGTTGGCACCATGATTTTGCTTTTTCCTCTGACGATGGTAATGGCAACCCAAGATATCTTACATTTATCTGGTATTTGAATGATATCCATGATGAAGGATATACTGAATTTGTTGATGGAACAAAAATACAACCAGAGACTGGAAAAATGCTGGTATTTCCAGCTATATGGACATATACACATCGCGGATATCCACCAAAGTCAGAGACGAAATATATTTGCACAGGTTGGATTCATGGAGTTGATTGATGAATAAATTATTACTTGAAAATAACTACTTGCTGATTCCTAATTTTATTGATATTGAATCTGCAAAAGAGTTGTCAAATCAACTCAAAAAGGATCATGAAAAAAACAAGTACAAAGGTGATAGTCAGGCACCAAACTCAGCCTGCGTATACAATCATGATGGATCAGTAGAACTATTACATGAAAAAGTTAACGATCTTTCTGTAACTGTTGAGACTCAACTTCTACCAACCTATGCATATAGTAGGATCTATTCACATGCAGAAGAGTTAAAGAAGCATACAGATAGACCAGCATGTGAGTTAACAGTCTCTGTAAATTTGGATGCAGATGCTGATTGGCCAATCTACATTTGTGATCATAATAATGAACCACAAGAAGTAGTAATGCAACCAGGCGATGGTGTTGTATTTCTTGGATGTTATTCACCACACTGGAGAGATAAATTTGAGGGTACTTTTTGCTCTCAAGTATTTTTACATTATGTGAGAGCAGACGGTGCAGCTGCATCTTGTGCTGGAGATACTAACAAGGGTCAAATTGATGAATCATTGATGAGATGTCTAGTATCTGAGGAATATGTTAAAATGGGTTGGAGACCACCACCACACGTTAAGACAGAAATGGAAAACATTTATACGGGCGAAAAACAATATGCTGATGATTTCATGCATGGTATTGTTTACTACAAAAATATCTTCTCACCAGAAGACTGTCAAGAAATGATGAACTATTTCGATGATAATAGTTCGTTATGGCAACCAGCATTAACCACTGGTGATGTCTTAGACAAGAATGAATCATCAAAATCCAGAAAGTGTGATCTAATTGAGATTTCAACTGAAAGAGGGCCTAAAGAAAAGGAATTGGATGATAAACTATTCAAACTGTTCAATGCTCAACTAAATGATTATGCATCCAGATTCAAGCACTTGACCATTGAAACTGATTCAGGATATACAATGTTAAGATATCGTGCTGGTGGTGAATACATTGAGCATGTTGATCATGGAACATCGACTAATAGAGCACTAACAGCAATTCTTGGATTAAATGATGGTTATGAAGGAGGGGAGTTGCATTTTTGGGGTGGGAGACATAAAATGAAAATTGAACCCGGCTCAATGGTAATATTCCCAGCGACGTTTCTTTATCCACATAGAGTTTGTCCAGTTGAATCTGGCACTCGATATTCTATCGTAACTTGGTTTGTATAATGTCTTATTTTACGTGTAAAATTCTCTCTGCTTCCAGAGTCAAAACAATTTTCAATGAACTGGAATATGCTGAATGGCAAGATGGAGTGAAAACATATGACTCCGTAAGGGGTGATTTGCATAAAGTAAAGAAAAATCTGGAATGTGAAATAGACCCATCTATTGTTCATTATGTTCTTGATTCACATGAGAACTTTTTGAAGTATACTTATGCATTCATGAGTTCTGATCCAATTGTAAGTAGGACACCAAAGGGTGGGTATTATAAACCACATTTTGATGAACCAAAATGCGGCCATTTTAGTACCACTATATTTTTAAGTAATCCAGATGATTATGATGGTGGGGAACTTGTTCTACTAGTAGATGGTGAAGAGAAAAGTTTTAAACTTAAACCAGGAGAATCCATTACATATGAGACTGGTACTCCTCATCGTGTTAATGAAGTCACTAGAGGTGATAGATATGCAGTTGTATTTTGGACAACATCAGTCATAACAGACATAGAAGATTTGCGGGCCTGGAGATACTATGATATGATGTCTGAGAAGTATATGCATGATCGTGACCATGATGATCTAATCTCTTTCAACAATTCTTTGTATACGCATTTTAGAAACAAATGCAATAAAATCTTCAGAAAATATATTAATGTCACGCCTTAGTAAAGAAAAGATTGCAGAACTGTTTCCATATGAAACTTTTCCTATTCGTATGGAATGGACTGAAGGAAAGATAAACAAGATAGCATGGTTTGAATGCCATGAGCACATGCAAAAACAATATGATAGGGTAAAGAAACCACGTCTAAAAGTTGATGTCCGATATAAAGATCCCTCATTAAAACCAGAAGAGAAACCCAAACGCAAGGTATCGTCCTCAAAAGTAACAAAAACTAAAAAACCCATAGCGAAAAAGGCAGAAGCGATCAAGACACCCACTGTTGCAAAGAAAACGACAACAAAGGCTAAAGCACCTGTCAAGAGGGCCCGCCGCAAGAAAACCAATTCTTGAACTGGTCTAATCGCTTGCCATAGGCACGGATCCGATGTATATTGGCCAAGTTGAGAGGGATGACCCACCACATGACTGCAACACTAGCACAACACACTGCTCAGATGGACGCTCGAAATACCATTCAACTGAATGTCACTAAGTGTTGTCTGATGCTTTGTGATGCACTCACACAGACTGCGCCACAAACTGGTAGCAACTATGGATTCTATCTTGATTCCGTGGGTCGTAAGTATCACAAGATTTTTATGACTATCGATGGTAGGCGTGATTCAATTCATGCCTTCATTGATAAGAAGACTGGTGAGGTCTACAAACCAGCATCAATCAAAGCACCAGCTAAAGGTGTTCGTTTCAACCTCTTGATCATTGAAGAACGTGAATTTGTGCTTGAGAATTGTGAATGGACTGGTGGTTATCTTTACCGTAATGCATACTATCAAGGAGCTTGAATCATGATCGAATTTAATCAGCGCCACTGGAGACTTATTTTTGACGCTGTTCGTAAAGATCAGCAGCGTCAGGTCGTAGGTAGTAAATTTTATGAAGAATACAATGATATTTTGAATAGCATTTACTTTCTTGCTTATCCCAAAACAAACAAATGAAAGACTGGAGAGTTTATTGCCGCGCTGCTTTCAATGCACTTTGTGCCAACGCGGAGCTATGGAATGATCCTGACTATTTTCGTCCAATCACGCGCATCTACTATGATCTTGTGTTCTGTTCAGGATACAATCGCACTGGGTTGATCAGTGAAGAAGCACTGAATGACTCAAAAAAGCGTACAGATGATCATTGCTTGTCTCCACAATTCATCGCCAGGATGATTATGGACAATCCAGATGTGTATCTGAAAGATTATGAAAACTTTGAGAATCTGTTCAATCTGGCAAGAACCACAGTATGTGTCACCAAGGATGAGAACAAGCAGTTGAGTATGTTGACAGATAATGATGGAAGTAATTACAAGGTTTATATTCCCACCAATCTAAAGTACAAGCATCTTAGCATCAAATTGTATGAGAAGGTTGGACAACAATGGAAAGATGCTGTAGAATATGATGGCAATGTTGGAGATATCGTTCCTCAAGATTTGCTAAATTATGAAAAACAATTCTTAGTCAAATGAAGTATCTATTTGTTGGTCTTGTAGCCACTGTTTTGTGGGAATTTGGCCATCCATTCATCCCTGGTCTTGTCGTAGACCATGAACATCCACATCAATCTGAGTTGTACATGCCTTTTTGTAAGCAGTGATTTCTACTATGAACAGTCCATACAATAGCGGTTTTGAAAATGTCCCATTCATTCCCTCAAATCAATCTTTTGAAGAGCAACGTAAGGGTCGTCTAGCTGAATCCATCGATGAGTATCTCAATGAAGGTAGAGCGAATGGTGACGTAGAAAGTATTGATGTATTCTATCAGGATCTTCGTGATTGTATTCAAGATCTGATTGATTATCACGGTAAAAGAAAGGATCATGCCGTTGCGGCATTGGAGGCAGTTCTAGGTCACAGGCCAATTCCCGAACTGGGCGATGAGTTCCCCAGACCGCAAGGCAATCGTCTATAA